AAAGTATGCCGGAGAGATCAAGAACATCCAGCGGCAAATCCAATATACGCAAGACAAGGAGCGCATCCGACAGCTGTCCGCAAGGGTCGCCGAACTTCAATCCCAGATGCGCACACTGGAAAGCAAAAAGGAAGAAATCGTCCGTCTCCAAATGGGAAAAGCTGGCTACGTCTACATCATCAGCAACCTCGGATCCTTCGGCGACGACGTATTCAAAATCGGCATGACGCGCCGCCTCGACCCACAGGAGCGCGTGGATGAACTCGGAGGCACGAGCGTCCCCTTCAAATTCGACGTGCACAGCTTCATCTTCTCCCAAGATGCTGTAAAGCTCGAATCCTCCCTACACGCCGCCCTGAACGATGCTCGCTTGAACAAGGTCAACCTCCGCAAAGAGTTCTTCAAAGTCTCACTCGACGACATCGAAAAACTCGTCAACGAAATCGAGCCGAGTGCTCCGTTTAATCGGACGATGGTCGCCGAGCAATATCATCAATCGCTCTCGATGCAAGACGAACAACAAGAAACGAGGACACTGCACTGACGAAGAAAGGACGATCGCTATTATGCTGAAAAAACAAATTATTTCGCTCATCTCTCTACTCCTGCTGGCATTTTCCAGCACCGCGGCTGCGGCGAACTGGCAATGGGTAAATTCCAACGAAAACATTGGTGTCTTTTTTGATACAGAAAGCGTGAGATTTTCCCGCATAGATAAAGGCGGTGTTGATAAGAACATCATTTATTTTTGGTCTCGATACGTTCGTGATGATGCATACTCCCAAAAACATCCATATAATGGGAAATTGATCAAATTTATGGTTCAGTATCAGAAACTAAACATAAGCGAAGGAACTCTCACAACGTTAGAAGTTATTGGTTATGATGCCGATGGAGTAATGATAGATAAAACAAACGCGATAGCCACAGAGCCTGTTGTCCCTGGAACCTTCGGCGACTTGGTATGTAGCGCAGTCAAAGAATATGCACGCATTCATGCCGAAGAAATAACTGAACGTTCCATAAAGTGAAAACTTGCAAAAAATAAAGGCATCCAGCAGATGCCCTTATCGCATCACGGCATCGCCGCTTTACTTTTCACCCGATTTATGGCACTTTACTTGACTTTATTTGTCAAGTAAAAGCGTAAATTTCCGCAAAAAGTAAAGTAGATGTACTCCCGCACACCTGGGAAGAATCCGCGTGTTCTTCCCACCACGATGGACAACTAGGAAAATTCTACGATTTCCTCCTAGTTGCAAAGCAAACCTTTACAACTGACCATTCCGTGCACGCGCACGATATGCCCTCAGTTAAAAAAAAGAGGTGACGTCTCATGAGACTTCCCAATGGCTACGGCAGCATCGTCAAACTCGGAGGCAAACGCCGCTGCCCTTTCGCCGTGAAAATTACAGGAGAATGGACAGCAGACGGCAAACAGCTACAGAAGTATCTCGGCTACTACAAGACCCGCGCGGAAGCCCTTAAGGTGCTCACAGACTACAACGAACATCCCTATGACATTGATGCCCGCACGGCAACCTTCGCCGAGCTGTATGCCAAATGGACGTCGCTCACCTATACGGATCGCGACGAAAAGATTCCACATCCCTACGCAGCAGCATACAAACGTCTGCCCAATCTGCATAATATGCCTTTCGCAGAGATCCGGGCACGACACATCCAAGGAGAAATCGATGCCTGTCCACTCGGATTCTCCACCAAGAAAATGATGAAGACTCTCTGCAACAAACTCTTCACACTCGCCATAGACTGCGAGCTTGTCACGACGAACTATACCACAAATGTCAAACTGCCGCCCGCCGAAGCGAGCCGCATACATCATCCGTTTGAGCAGGAAGAACTCGATACCTTGTGGCAACACCTAGACGACGAGGGAGCACGCATCGCCATCCTGCTCTCCTACACAGGTTGCCGTCCTTCCGAGCTTTTGAAAATCCGAAGCGAAAATGTGAACATCAATGAACGCTACATGACGGGCGGCATGAAAACTGCCGCAGGCAGGAATCGCGTGATTCCCATAGCCAACAAGATTCTGCCGCTCGTGCAGGAAGAACTCGTCAAGGGCGGCGAATATCTCCTGCTTGACCGTCGCGACGGCAACCCCATCCTCACTTATGACCGCCTACGCGGTCGCATCTGG